TCGAAAATGTTGCGGTGAGCAATCAGCCGGGGACGATTGACTTGCACGTCTGCGGTCAGGATCTCGGCTCCAGTTCGATCGTCGGCGAGCGGTTGGAGAGTCGCTACCCCCTAGGCAAGTACACGGTACCGACCGTGACCTATGCCGATCTGATGCGGAAGTACGGCCGGCCGATGTTCCTCAAGATCGACATCGAGGGCGCGGACAAGGAATGTGTGCTGTCCTTGACGTACGACACTGCCCCGCCCTACCTATCCTTTGAGGCTCACAGCGACTTGGAAGAGATGATTGAACACGCGCACCAGTGCGGGTATCGCTATTTCAAGATCATTCACCAGAACTCGTTCCGGTGTGTCCAGAAGCAGGACGCGATGATTGACCGCATTCGCCACAAGGTCGTGCGTCTGATGGGCTTCGCCCGGCCGCAAGCGGTTCGCATGGGTGGCCGTCTATTTACGTTGGGGCACAGCGCAGGCCCCGCGCCGTGGAAGTCGGATGGCCATTTTCGCACGCGTGAGGAGATCCTGCGGGACTGGAAGAAGACAAAACGCCGCGGCTGGTATGATGTCCACGCGTCGACGCGCACGGCATTTCAGCACACATGGCAGGGATCGTCAGGGGTATTGGGGCAGCAACCATGAGCGCAGAATGGCTGCTCGTGCTGGTCATCGCCGTTGCCGGTATTGTCGCGATCTGGAAGGTGCCCAAGTCCGGTAGGGACTCGGACCTGACCGACGATTGAGGTAGGAGTTGGACTATGTATCTTGAATTCGCATTTCTTCAGGGTTGTCATGTGCATGGCGAACAGATGCGTCAGGCCATGCGCCCTATGACTCCACCGGAACTGGATGCAAGACAGATCGGACAGGCCCGGCTGATGCGAGGGATGAGCGAGGAAGAACTCAGCGCGCGATACGGGGACAGCTTACTGAATCAGGAGTGTTACCGGCCTTCTCACCTGAACAGCGAGGGTCTATGACACTTGAGCAAGCCAAAGAGATTCTGAATGGCAATTACGACCCGGGCACGGGCGGATTAAAAGCAGATTGCCAATATGTGTCCTGGAGACCAGGCGAAAACACAATCTGCCTGGATGACGCATTCACAATTGATGAGCTGGAGGCGATGGTAGTTTTGGTGCGAGCTTCTCGTCAGGAGTGAGTATATGACTACCGAAGAAATCTGCGAACTGCAGCGTCAGGTATGGCGGGATCATGAAGAGGCCGAGCGGAAACGACGGCACTTCGAGATTCAGCAGCAGTTTTTTGCTGCTGGTTTCAAGGCGATCTTGGATCAGTACGCATTTGGGGTACTTGCTGCATTCTATTGCTCGCTGAACCCGAACCTGAGAGCTTCTGACAACACGGGCAGTCAGGAGGAAGTGAATGATGGCTGAGCTACAGGCAGAACTGATTGCGCACACCACGATAGGCGACTTGCCCTGCAGTGTGCTTCGGGTTCCCGGTATCAACAAGATCGACGGCTACTACACCGCTTGTGATTCGCTAATCAACGGTTCTCGACATTCCGTGTATGACCACAAAGGAAATACGATCACGGTTGCCGGCATTACTTACGGCGGCGAGATACGACTGCTCATCCCGCCCCAATGCTCACCGGACAACACAGGATCTAACCACCAGCCGCCTGGATAGCAGCTACCAGCGCGTCGCGCCCTGCGTCGTCCTGATCGAACGCGACTTGCAGTTCTTCTTTGGTCAGCTTGCGCCCCTCGGACTGAGCTTGGCGGATCGCGGCCGATACTGGCCCGGCAGCGTTGATAAGCTGTAGCAACAGCTCTATTGCAGCAGCGGAATTCATGCCTTGCTCCTTTCTCGCAGGTACGCCTGCAGCTTCACTAGGATGGTTGTGGCGAGACTCAGGCGGGCCTCGGCAGTCGAGATATCGCCCAGCCCTGACGCGACCCTGGCAGCATCCAGAAGCGCCCTGCTCTCATCGGTGATCTTCAGCACGTTCTGAGCGTCGGACAAATCGATATCACCTGCGGCCAGCGCATTGGCTGCGGCTTGGCGAACGGCGGCGTTCTCGCTGACGGCATAGGCCAGCTTGTCTTCGAAGCTTGCGGCCGGCGCGAGACCGAGAGATGTACAGGCGGTAATTATAAGTAGAAGGGGCAATAGAGCGACTTTACGCAGCATTCGAAACTCCCGGCGCACTGGGCACCCAATAACTGACGATGAAGGAAAGCAGTGTCGTGATGGCAACCGCGATCTCGGGCGGAACATCGACGCCCTGCTGCTGCAGTAACCAGACGACAATGCTGGATAGGGCACCCGTTGCGCCGCCTGCGACGACCTTTCGTTGAGGTAGGTTGGGGTTCATAGTCCTAGCACCTTCCTGATTCTCAGCCAGTGAATGATCCGGTCATCAAGCCCGTTGTAACCGCCATTCCAAATCCGACAGACAGAACCGAACTTGTCCGCGTCAGCAATCAGCCCTAGGCTTCGCGTTTTCCAGAACCAGCCGGCTGAGCGCGCTGCTGGCAGGGACTGTTCCAGCAACTCTGGGTTAGCGATCAGATCCAGTCCCAGCGCTTCCCCGCAATCTCTGTAGTTGTCGCGTCCGGTGATCTGTGGAAGCCCGCGGCCCTTGAATCGGCGCCCATCACCCGGCTGTGTATTGCCGAGATCCTTCCGGCCTTCATAGGCATCGCCGCTGGCGATTTCCTCAACGTAGCGAAGGCTGCCGGATTCGTGAGCGATGTTTGCCAGGAAGGCCGCCTGCCGTCGCGGTGTATCGATATCGAACTCAATCATGGTGATCGTCAGCGGTTCGGCATAGGCCGCCGCTCGCGACGCTGCGTAAGGCATCATTGCGGTGAGTTCAGCCGGCGTCATGATTCACCTCGATGCGTCCAACCGAAAACACAAAGGGCCAGGAATATGGCCACCAAGGTCTCAATCATTCCTCCATCCCCAGCCGTTCCATGATGCGACCCAGCGTCTTCTGGATCTTTCGACACTGATAGAGGTGATGGACGAAGCCCCCGACAAGCGCCACTTGGATGGTGATCACTGCGGCGATGACGGACTCAGCGCTCATCAATCCTCGTCGTCGTGATCCAGCCTGTCGAGCAGACACTCAACCCGCCGGATCTTTTTCATCTTGTCGTCAGGCGACGTGTTCGGTGGGAATTGCAGCTCGACACTGGCCGACAGAACAACCTCGGTGCTGAATTCCAGCGAAACGCGCTTGATGATCACATGCCCACTTTTATGTGACATTTACGGCTTATCTCCAGGCTGATGTTTGGGGATCTTTGCTATCTCAAGGCGGATATTCATCTCATCCGTTTCCAGGCGCTGCAATCGAAGCTCGCGTTCCGTCTCTCGATAGGAGATGATCATCCAGACCGACATGACTATACCGGCCCCTACGAGCATGGCCATTGCTACGACAAGGCCAACAACCCACGCCGCGACTTTACCGACGCTTTTGTCGATCGTTAGCGTCAGGCTGATAGGCGCCTTGGCTTCGCTCAAGAGTGGTAACGCGACTATCGAGTCCCCGGAGTTCTGTTTCGTGTCGGTCGATCCGTGCGATGTCTCGGTCATTTTGCTTCTGCCTCTCACTGAGTGTTACCCGTAGCTCGGTGATGGAACCGGACATGGTCCACGTCACACCGATCAGGGCCACTATGCCAGCCAGAATCAGACCTTGCAGCAATTGCATAAGCCACTGCCGGCCATTTCCGTTGCCTCCGCTGATCACAGTCATCTGTCCACCGTAGGGGTCATAGTCAGGGGGGAGCGGTCTGTCCATGGCGCAGTAGGTGAAGCTGCACTTATTTTCTATATTTCAGCGTGAATGGATAGGAACCCTTGGTTCCGGAATTGGTGAATGCTCCGAATCCATCAAACAGGGTTATAACACCACTCGTTTCGACGCGAACCGCCGAGACATTCGCCGTACCGCTGTCTACGCTACCACCGACAAGCAACCGCGCGACACTGGGAGCCAGGTTTGGCGGAAGTCCAGTGAGCGTAGCTGCCGTGGTGTTGCTCGTTGCTGTGATATCCGGGACATCAATCGTAACGTCACGACCTTGGATCAGCCATGTGGCCGTTCCAGTCGGCGACGTTGTACAGTCAGTCAGTGTCAGCGTTGACGATCCTGTCTCGCCCCACTGGTAATCAACGCTGTTGAACGCACTACCGATAATCGTGCTGTATGAGACGGACGGTCTCGTGAGCGTGATGAACCGACTGTTCTCAAGCAGCAGGTTATCGCAGCTAATGTTTGCGATGTCGCTGCCTGCGACGCAGTGATGATCCCGGATCGCGACGGAACGAGCCAGTCCGATGGCGAAAGAATAGCTGTTGCCAGTACCGAGGATGTGGCCGCCGTTGACTGATATTTCCAAGCCGAAGGCGCTCGTCATGTACTCCGCACGAATGGCCGCACCGTTATTGCCTTCAAGCCAGTTGCTATCGAAATCGAATAGCGCATATCCAAGCTCATCAATGCACGTCTTACGGATCACGACCGCGCCCGTATTTGGAGAAATCGCCGTGTGCGTACCTGAGCCTGATCCCGTGAGACTGATGTCTGAGCCGCCAACAGTAGTAGCCACACCGAACGTGTTAGCAGATGCCACCACTGCGTAATAGATTACGTTGGGGGTTAGTTCAACCGGTAGCGTCCCACTTGTCGTGAAAATTACCGGGTCACCGCTCGATAGGCCATGTCCGGTCCAAGTGACCAGGCTGCTGGCGATGGTTACCGTGGACGTCGGGCACGACGCGCCATTCAGTTCGATATCGCAACCGTCAAACTTGATTCCATTCGCCGCGCCGAGATCTGCCCCGTACACGCTGTTACTGTTGATCATGCAATCTCTGAAGGCGATCAGATTGCAATAGGCGCCACCGGCGAGACGAGTGCGGACGCCTGTGTTGTTGGCTGAGATGATGCAGTTATTGAAATTGCAGATCAGTGAAGACTGCAGATCCAAGCCGACGTCGAAACCATCGATCTGCACATCTTCCAAGCGGAAGGATGCAATACCGTTAAACACCACACCGTCGCATGACTTGGCTACTCCCCAGAAGCTCAGGTCTCGCATCATCATTTGAACGGAGTTGGGCTGTCCGGCCGCCGCGCCATCGAAGGTGATCAGCGCGACCGAAGGTGTACCGAACGGCTTGAACCGGGTAACGTTGATGCCCGAGCCGGTGATCTTGAACCCGCCGTTAAGGCGGCCACCTGAAATCGATACGGAGACATCTGCAATCAGAAAGGTTCCGCTGTCGATGACGGCCTCCACGTCGTGGCCGTAGCAGAAGCTAAGCCACGTGCTGCACGCCGATGTGTCGTTGGCTACGCCATTGCCGATCATTCCATAGCGCCGCCCGTGGCCCTCGGGGTAGCGATAGCTCACCGGCACCAAGGTCTCGGCGATCTCCGCGGGAGTGCGAGGATTGAACGTGAGCGCTATCTCAGCTTGAGATACCGTGAATCGATCAATGTCGTCTTCTTGGTACAGCAGCACACCGTCTGCGGTGGTGAGCCTGACTCGGTAGTTGGCTGAGGCGTTTGGATTGAGGTAGATCTTCTGAAATTCACCCGCCGAATTCCCCGTCACGGGCTGTGTGATTGGCGTGGCTTGCGCGGTGTCCGAATGAACCGCTTGCGGTATTTCGGTCCCGGTCTGGAAGAAATACAGCAAGGCACCCGCCAGCGGATTGGCGTCGTCATCGAGCGCCCGCGGTCGCGGCAGGACGAAAATCTGTGGCATTATTCAGCTCCAGAAACGCAAAAAACCGCGCGGGGCGGGCTTTACATTGACTCGAACGATCCTTGTCGTTGGCTATCTCATCGGATGCATTGCATTCGATAGGCCAATTGTGAGTTGGCTCAGCCTCGTAGTCCTTTTACTTATTGCATGGTCCCTTCTTCTTGATCGCTCTCTTGCACAGCAGACCGTGCCGAAGCAGTAGCCAAGAAGGTGGCGATTCGGTTCGATAATGTGGTCAACTGCTGTGATCCAGGCTTGAACTGCCCGGCAGCAAGAAGCAGATCCCTGCCTGCCTTGGTCTGGAACAACGAACGAATCGTCAATCCCGACCCTGCAATTGTTGCAGCTGCCGCGGGCTGAATAACTGCGGCTCCACCCAAGAGGTATGGGATCAGGCGATTTCCGGTCGGCGGGTTCTCGGCGAACTGCCCCGCACGCTCGACGTGTCGCATCAGGTTCTGAAAGCCACGGACTTCTTGTAGATCCCTTCCCTTAAAGAACGTTGTTATCGCTGAATCGTGATCTTCCAGATACTTTGCGAACTTGGCTGGCGAGAACGACCCATTCGGATTGGTGCCGTTCCCCATGGCATCCTTCACCAAGCCATAACGAACTGCGGCCCGGCCCGGCTCATCCAATGAGTTGTACATTCTCGCCGAACGCGACTTGAGCGACCCTTGGGCAAGTAGGTATCGCCAAGCCTTCTCTGGCTCTGCGGTCTTTACGAGATCACGAAAACCTGCTTCCTTGAAGGGAACGATGTTGGCCTTGTAGAAGCCGTCCGCTGTTCGCCATGCACCATAGCCCTTGGTGCCTGACTGCTTTGCAAAGGCGGTCATATCGCGCTCAAGCGCCTGCTGCATCGCCCTGAGCGCGGTGACTCCACGTTCCCCGATAGCTGCATTCTTCCCGGTATAGAAATCTGAGATTTCCTCGCCCAGTTGCGACCTGATCTCGCGCATCGTCGAGAAGTTGCCCTGTGGGGCATTGCGATACTTCTCCAGCAGCTGCACTACATCGTCACTAGCCAACGTGCCAAGCCTTGACTGCTTACTGGCTTCGTCGGCGATTACCTGATCAAACTCAGCGCGCTGAACGTTTCCGAGGGGATCAAGTTCTTGAGCTGCGCGCGTGTAAAGTTTGTTCGCGGCTTCTCGAAATGACGAAAGTCTTGTTTGGAGACCTTTTTGGACAAGAACTGGAATATCGTCACCCGCCGGCGTAGAAAACTGATCGACGACCTTACCAGCAGCGGTTTGCGCTGTTTTAGCTTGAACTTCTCGTCCAGCCCCCGTACCGAATGGGCCAGGCAGCGATTCGGCAGCCGTTCCTAGCTTTTTAGCGACCGGTCCTTGAGCCACATCATCATAGAAAACAGGTACGCCGTGCTTCTCACCTTCTGCAATAACTTGCTGTGCCTGACTAACAACTTGCGGCCTAACAAAATTAGCAGGTGCCGTCTGCGTCGCACTTGGGACTGGCAGCTTTGATCCGAGAACCGCACTCCCGAGGATGTTCATCCCCTTTTCTGTACCAGTCTGCGGTACCGGAAATACCTCCCCCATCGCAGATTCGTACATCTGTGATGGATATTGATAATCTGACCCAGTTATCAGGTTCCTCGCGGCAACGCCTGCATTGGCAGCAACAATTGGCATGCTTGTAACGGCATCAATGGGCGTACGTGCGGCTAGCCCCACAGCGCGCTTCCATGCTTCTGGATCAGTCCATTGATTCTTGTCTCCAATCCAACGTTGGAATGAACTTTGCTTTGGCGCTTCATTGGCAACCGGACCAGCGTCAAACTGGTCGAACGGATTGCCCCCGCTGTATTCCTGCGCCTGCCCTTGAGGCTGCTCGTCGAACTGATCGAACGGGTTAGATGCCATCGGGGAGATAACCGTATTTCTGCTGGAATGCATCCCTCAACTGAGGATTAGCCTTCAAATGCTCGATAGCGGCCGGTGGAGCGCTCCCATTGGATTGCTGCTGAGGTTTAGCGAGTTGCTGTTGATTAGCGGGCCCCGGTGGAAAACCAATATCCAAGTCTCCAACAACATCATTCGGATCGATGGCCCATCGGTTCGCCATATCCGTATAGCGCTTCTTAACAGTTGCATCGTGTCTGCCCTTCTGTCCCTTGTAGAGCTTATCAGCCTGACGCAAAAAATCTGCCCTTTGGGCCGGTGCGAGACGTTCACCGTTTAGCGCTTTATTCCACGATGCCCGCACACGATCGGGGACGCCTGCCGCATTCTGCGCATTGGCGAACTCCTGCTCACGCACGACTGAATTCGGGTCCAGCATCTTCATATAGGCAAAGATCATCGACAAATCACCCGCCGCTGATGGATCTCTCGCCGCTTCAGTAACTCGCGTGTACGAGTCACCTACAACAACGAATTCCTTACTCGCCGTGTTGTACTCATCGCGAAGCTTGTCTGCCCTGGTAAATGTGCGAGCTTCGCCAGCATTGGCAGCCTTAGCAGTTGTCCGAGATTGCATGGCTTCACGATTCAGCCGGTTTTGTTCGGCAGTAAACCCTCTCTGCTCCTGCGCCCTTCGATCGGCGGCGGCTTGCGTCGCTGCGAAGTGATCAGTCTTCTGCGGTGCCACGACCTGCTTGAGCGCGCCCGTGGTCGGGTCGCGCTGCAAGACGCCACCCTCGCCGGTCTGCAAGGTCTCAAGCTTCACGGTCGGTGCAATGCCCGCCTCGCCGGCATACTTGCGCGCGAGTTGGTCAGTGAGCTGCGCCACCGACTGATCATCCATTGAGTTCAAATCCATGCCCTTCGACTGCAATGCCGCGGCGAGTTGCGGGATCTGCTGCGTGATGAACGCCTTCGGATTGCCCGAGTCGATGGCCTGCTTCAGCTGGGCATAGGCATACTTGGCCTTGTCCGCTCCGAGCTGCTGCTGCGCGCCTTCAACACCGAGCTGAGCGCCTTGCAGCTGAACATCAGAAAGCGCGTTACGTCGTCGCATGTCTTCCGGCGCGTTCTGAAGCTCTATCTGTGCGAGTGCGTTGCGCGTCTTTCCGTAGTCTTCCTGCTGCCGAGCCTGCCGGCCGGCAATGAAGGACCCGAACGGGTCAGCGAGTTGCTGTCGGATTGGCATCAGCCGTACCTCGTGCCGTTGTCCATCCAGGGATAACTACCGGCTCCCGTTCCGCCATAGCTACGCGGCTGCCGGTTTGCCGAGTAGTAGCCATACGCACTCGCCAGGCCATTGATGCCTTGGCCGATCGCATTCGCCTGGCCCATGATTCCCGACGCTCGCGACTCGCCCGCATAGAGCGCGTTCTGGCCTGCATTGGCTGCGTGCTGAGCACCATAGGCCGCTGTCTGGTTCGTGGATGACTGCCCAATGCCGGCGATCGTCCCCAGCTGGTTCACGTAGTTCCCGAACTCATTCGATGCGAGGCCACTGTTGAACTCGGCCAACGCCGCGAGGGCGTTTCCAGAGGCAGCACCGCCTCGAGCCGCAAAGCTACTCCCGATGCCGCGAGTGCCCTCATCGCGACGGAACTGATAGCCGGGGCTTTGGAAGAAGGCCGACATGTCCGGGCCAGACGGTTGCTGTGCAGACTGACCCTGCTGCGCCCTCGCCTGCCGAATCGCACTGAGGTCAACGCCCGCCTCAGGAACAAATCGACCGTTCGGCCCACCGGGAACAACGTGGCCAATCCGCTGGCCGTCCAGAAGAATGTTTGACCCGCGTTTGTTTCCAGGGCTGTCGGACATTGCACCTGCCGGAAGGTAGGTGTCCCCCATCAACACATCCTGCTCGGCTTGCCACTGTTCTGACGTAGTCGTCGGCAAGCCAAACAGCCGCCCCAGCTGATTGAGTGCGCCCGTGCCTGTCGTGCGATAGGGAGAAAGGTCAGCGCGCGTCTGATCGTACTGGCGGGCACTCTCGCCGGTGGCGGCATCGGCTCCACGAGCCGCGGCATTGCCGGCACGTTTGGCCGCATTTGCTGACATAGCACCCGTGACCAGCGATGTGCCCGCAATAGCAACTGCGCCCCATGTCATTTCAGTAACCTCTGCTCACGCTCAAACGTTTCGTAATCGGGGCAAATGACAATGTCCTCAACCTTCGCCAAGTCGGTTTCATCGGTGACATGAATCGTGGTCCACACGGTATCCGTGATTGCATAGACGGCCCGCTTCGTGCCAGGCTGAGAAACAAAGGTCACGGGTGCTTCAAGGATCTGCGTCCCAAACTCGGTCGCAACGTAGATGCGCCCCTTGGAGATCACATTGACATGTGCGTGGCGATGGATCTTCCCGATGATCATCGAGCCCGCTGGAATCAGCATCTCGCGGGCATACGATCCTTCGGCGAAGTGATGCTTGAGTGGTGGATCGATCTGTGGAAGCTTCGCCAGCTCGTCTTGAATAGACAGCAAGCCCTGCCGAAATAAAACCGCCGGAAGTCGCTCCTCGACGCTTACTGACGCGTTGAATGAGACGATCTCGTACATCAGGCCACCACGGCGCGATCCGTAACGCGCCTCCAGTTCGTCCCGTCAGAAAAGGCCGGTATGGCTCCACCGGTCTCATCCGAGACATAGATCAGCCCACGCGCATAGGTTGCTGCAGAAGGCAGCGTGGCCACCGTGTACGTGGGCAGTACGGGCGGGAGCGAGAACGACCACGCACCACCGATGACGGTAGTCGACCCTTCCCGTGCATATCCCGTATGCGGATCAGAGGCTGCTTCGTGGTTCGTGACGGCCGTCGCGAGTTCGGCTGCCGTTGTGTAACCCGGATGCGGGTCACTCAGCGCCTCATGAGCCGAAATAGCCGAGGTGACCTCAGTGTCCCGGGCAATGCCCGATGGAATGTCGCCATCGACCAGAGTGACAAACTGGATAGCGCCGGCGCGGCGCGCTAGGAATGTGTCGTTTGCGCCAGACGCAATATCGGAAGGGGTGGCTGAGCTACTCGTTGGGTTGCCAATGACTGAGAATGCCGAACTATCGCGAAGGGCGCGATTACTCACCGCATTATCCGCGAGCATTGCCTCAGTGACGGTCTCAGCACCCGGTTCAACGTCCGTGTTTCGACACCATTCCGACCATTCCCTCAGGGTCTTCGGGATGGAAAAGAACGGCTTGAGCGGCATTACAGGCGCCCGCCGTCCACTTCGATCTGTGTGTCCGAAATGGTCACCGGTACAGGTTCGGAGACCGATCCACGAAAGACGCGTGCCCGGGCGCTGCCCAGGCGATGCCAGAAGACACGTTTCTCGTATTGGCCCATCGCCCCCAAGGAGCGGTTGGCAAAGAAGCGGAACTCCTTAGCGTTGTCGGACACCTCAAGCGACATCTGCGGGTCACTGCCTTGACCGGAGATCAGGCCGACGCCCACCTCAGCTTGCACCTCGAAGCGATCGAATCGAGCCAAGCGTCCCTCGGCATAGACCTTGGGATAGGTCCACGTCATCACCAGCGGATCAGCCCATTCGGCATACACATCCGCGCGAACCTCACCGATCTTCCCGCTGGCATAGTCCTGCACCAGATGTTTCCCATAGCAGTAGGCGTAGGAGATCGGGCGCCAGCGGCCGATTCCATACGATTCGCGCTCGTGCCAGCTCTGCGCGGTGATGTCGAAAACGAACGTCCTCAGCTCCGTGGGGAACGTGATCACGTAGAAGACATGACCGGCCAGCGTGTATGAGAATGCAATTGCATCGGATACTGTCGTGAACGTCGCAATCTGCTCCTCAATGGCATGCGTCGATATTCGAACTGGCGTATTGCCATCTAGTCGACGAACCGTCAGATCATTCGCAAGCCAGAGAAACGAGTTGTCCGCCTTGGACACCGACTTTGCTGCCGCACAGCCCATTTCGATGAACCCGCCCGATGGAATACGCGCGAAGTGATACGGCGTCGTTCCAGCGTTGTACCAAAGCTCGATCGATGTCTCACCGAACTCGGCCAGCTCGCGATGATCGACCTCGATGGCCACAACCTTGTCCGGTGCACCTTCAGCAGTCGCAAAGGAAAGCGCGTTGAAATTGATGACGGAGCCCAGGTCCGAGCTAAACACCCGACCCGACTGCGGCTCAACGAAGACCATGTAGGTGTCGATAAACCGAACGCTCGACGCACCGCGCGAGGTGAAGTCGGTGTCTGTAATCTGACCGAATGTTGTCCCGTCGTAGTAGTAGGCCAGCGGCTCTGCAACCACCACCAGTGCGCTGTCATTACAGGCCATGACAACCGGCTGGGTGCCGGGAATCGTGCCGAGCGACGTGCTAACACCTGCGCTGCTTACGCTGTAAAGCGTCGATCCCGATACGGCGTACAGATCGCCGTTGAAGTTGAGCATGCCTCGGCCAAACACACCGGCATTGCCCCAGGCTGCGATCCCAGCTGTGCGACGCAAGAGCACCGGTGACTTCGCATCCTGCGCGTCCTGCTGCTCGGCATAGCAGTTGATCAGTCGCTTGGACGCCGTCTGCTCTGCAATGAGCTTATAGGTCGCAAACGGAAGGGGGAGCCTCATCAATCACCGGTCAAGATATTGCCTTGACCACCGGTCGCCTCGCCCAGGGGAAGGTTGGTCATGCTCGCCTCCTCCATATTCTCGAGCACGGCATCTCGGTAGAGGCGGGCTTCTGCCTTCCCTGCGCGGATGGGCAGTGATTCGGGGATCTTTTGCGCCGGGTAGAACGTGTGCAGCCGCATCGCCAGTAGCGGCTTGATCTGGGCCGCATCCGAATCACCTAACGGAAACTCTGCATTCACGCTGTCCTGCGTGACGTATCCCAGGTCGACGCCGTCCGCATCCAGATCCGCCATCAGATCATTCATCTCGGACAGGCCAAGCGCTGCATCCTCAGCGCTGGCAGTTTCATGCGCATCGACGACGCCCAGCATCTGCAGCGCCGCTTGGATCAACCCGCGGTTGGTCATGGCGTGACCGTGTTGATGGGACGGTAAAACACCGTGACATTTCCCGTCGCTGCGTCATTGGGGTCGACCACGATTCCCGTGGCACACCGAACGCCATGCAGAAAGATATGCGACGTTCCGACCGCTGCTGAGGCCGCGAAGGAATCGATAGTGTTCGCCCCGTCCACGATGGGCATAGCGTGGGCGCTTAAGACCGTGGTGACACACGCGCCAAAATACAGACAGGGCCCGGTGTAGACGGTCGTCGAGTTGGCCGACACATCGACCGCCAAGTAATCGCACTCGGCGGTCACCAGCGTTGCATCTCGAACCGTCATTTCGCGAACTCCTGATTCGGACAGTCAGATTCGCTGCCGCCCGGCGCGCGCAGCAAATACTGGTGAAAGTTGCCTTTGAATACCTGCTTGATGGACGAATCCTTCTTGTCCACCAAGTGGTGATCGATATTGAGGTTTGGGACAATCCAGATGTCACCACACGTCTTCTTGTAGCGATGGGCAAAGGCATAGTCCTCGCCCCACCAAATCCCATCGATCGCACCGTGATTGAAAATATCAACGTACGAGTTGTACTTCGGCCCGTACATCAGCTCTGGATAAGCCGACATGAACCTATCCACACCTGCAGGCGTGATCTTCATGAAACCCGCGGGAATCTCATTCGCCTTGATACAGCCATCTGCCCTGACCCAGGGCGTTCCATTGGGTTTGCTGAAGATGCTGCACATGTAGTGCTCAGGTGTTTCTTCCTTGTAGCGATACACGCCGCACACCACAT